GAACAGGAGTGGATAGAATTATTAAAACAACTATTAACAACCGTATACGTAGCATATTTTGGCTCACGCGGTTTTGAGAAATATAAATCAATAAGTAATAAATAAATAAAAAAGATATGGGACAATTCGGTAATCAACCTGATTTTATCACAAACGACATTCAAACAGTAACTCCTGTTTTAGCAGCTAATTTAACCGCGGCTGATTCCTTAAACGGTTCTATTATATATGTGGGGACTAGCGCTCCTGGTAACCTTCAAGTGATACCAGTAGGTGCTGTAGGACCAAGCAAGATTACTGGTTTTTCTTCACCTGGATATACTGGGTTTGGAGGGACTGGATATGTAAACGATGTTGCGGTTGCAACAACAGGAGGTAGTGGAGCGGGTTTAACCGTTGACACTACTACTCTTAATGGCGTCGTACAAACAATAGTGGGAAATTCAGCTGGTACAGGATATTTGAATGGAGACTTAATCACTATAACAGGTGGAGGCGCTAATGCTGTATTTAGAGTTGTAGCAACACCTTTTTTACCAACAGCAGCCCAAGCTATTACTTTTACAAACGTTGTTCAAGGAGAATGGCTTCCGGTAGTTGTAGATTATGTTTTATCTGATGCAACAACTGTTACTAACTTAATAGCAGGTAAATAATTAATACACAAGTAACTATATTATTATAAACAATTAAATTAAATCAAATGTCAAAAATTACAGAAGAGCAGTTAAAAACTGCAAGTGAAAACCAAGAGAAGCTGATAGGATTAGTAAATCAAATTGGTATGATTGAAACTCAAAAACACGCTCTACTTCACCAGGTAGCAGACGTTAACAAGGAAACTGAAGAGTTTAAAGCTGAGCTTGAGAAAGAATATGGAGCTATTTCCATTGACTTGAAAACTGGTGAGTACACTGAGATTGAAGATGAATCTAAGCTTAAAGTAGCTGAGTAATGTCTTCAATTGTAAGAAAAATAAGTATTGGTTCAGATTACAAAAATGATGCTATGCATTACTCTGTAGGTCAACAGGTTTATGGCGGTCACGAGATCTCACATATACTTCTAGACGAATCTGATAGTTCTTACAATATTCATATAAAGAAAAATAACGAGGTAATGCCATGGAAGAAATTTAATTCTCACATGGCAATATCTGTTGAATATGATTTAGAATATTGATGAGAAGCCTTTACGATTTTATTGTTGAGCCGCTAGGCGATAAATACAGTAATAAAGTCAAGGTTGGAGATAAAGAGTTAATTGTAAATACAAAGATAGAGGATTTTAAATTTGTAAATAGATTAGCTAGAGTTTTAGAAACACCCAAGGCATTTAATACGGGTATTGAAATAGGTGATATAATTGTTATACACCAAAACGTGTTTAGAGTATTCTATGACATGAAAGGAGAAAAAAAGAAAAGCAGATCTTGGTTTAAAGATGATTTACATTTTTGTGCTATAGATCAAATTTATTTATATAAAAATAAACAAGGTTGGCATTCATTTGGTGACCGATGCTTTATAACTCCAATAAAAGACAATCAGTCTTTAACGCTAGATAAAGAGCAAAGCCTTATTGGTATATTAAAATACGGTAATAGTTCCTTAGAAGCACTCGATATTAACCCAGGAGACTTAGTAGGCTATACGCCTAACGGTGAATGGGAATTTTTAGTTGATGGCAAGCGTTTATATTGTATGAAATCTAATGATATTGTAATTAAATATGAATACCAAGGAAACGAAGTTGAATATAATCCAAGCTGGGCAAGTCGCGGTTGAGGAACTGATCAAAGTAGCTAAAGAAGCTATTGTTGATTCAGGAGATGATATCACGGCAGATAGATTAAAAAATGCTGCAGCTACAAAGAAATTAGCTATATTTGATGCATTTGAAATACTAAGTAGATTAGAAGCTGAAGAAGCATTATTAAACGAAAAACCTGCAGAAGTAAAAGAAGAGAAATCTTTTAGAGGTTTTGCTGAAGGAAGATCTAAATAATGTACGAGCAAACTCTATATAAGGTTATAAAAGACCACGTAAAACCTAAAGTTCTTAAAAGAATGAATAGGTACAAGAAGTGGGAATATGGGCACAATGCTGAGCACGATTTAATAGTTATTAGTAAAACCGGTGAAATAGGTGAGATATATAAGATACAAGATCTTTTAATAGCTTTACCTAAAGAAAAAGATACTGTAGAATTTGAAAATGACAGATGGTCTTATACTAAGTATCCAAAAGAATTAAGTAAAATTAAATCCGTGTTTGATTGGGAAGAATATCCGTTAGACTTTAAAGAAAAATGGTATGATTACATTGATAAAGAATTTACACGGCGCGAAGAAGGTTTTTGGTTTATTAACAAAGGCAAGCCTACTTATATTACTGGTACTAACTACATGTACTTGCAGTGGAGTAAGATTGATGTCGGGCAACCAGACTTTCGCGAGTCAAACAGATTATTCTATATATTCTGGGAAGCTTGTAAGGCCGACAAACGGTCTTATGGAATGTGTTATCTTAAGAACCGTCGTAGCGGATTCTCGTTTATGTCCTCAGCTGAATCAGTTAACCTTGCAACCATATCTACGGATTCACGGTTTGGGATACTGTCCAAATCTGGTCCAGATGCAAAGAAGATGTTCACAGATAAGGTCGTACCGATTTCGGTCAACTACCCGTTCTTCTTCAAACCGATCCAGGACGGTATGGATAGGCCAAAAACCGAACTTGCCTATCGTGTCCCCGCCTCGAAGTTTACCAGGCGTAAACTTGACTCGAACGAGAAGCTCCAAGAGATTACCGGTCTCGACACAACGATCGACTGGAAGAACACGGGCGACAACTCCTACGATGGAGAGAAACTAAAACTACTAGTACACGATGAAAGTGGAAAGTGGGAAAGACCTACAAATATATTAAACAACTGGCGAGTAACCAGAACTTGTTTAAGATTAGGTTCTAGAGTTATTGGTAAGTGTATGATGGGTAGTACCTCAAATGCTTTAGACAAAGGTGGTGCAAACTTTAAAAAACTTTACAATGATTCAGATGTTACACAAAGAAACGCCAATGGACAGACACGCTCAGGACTCTATTCTTTGTTCATACCTATGGAATGGAACTACGAAGGATACATTGATTCTTATGGCTTTCCTGTATTCAACACACCAAAAGAAGAAGTTGAAGATCCACACGGAACAAAAATAACACAAGGTGTAATAGAGTATTGGGACAATGAAGTAGAAGGTTTAAGATCTGATCAAGACGGTTTAAACGAATTCTACAGACAGTTTCCACGTACAACAAAGCACGCGTTTAGAGATGAATCAAAACAATCTCTATTTAATTTAACAAAGATATACGAGCAGATAGACTTTAACGAAGATCTTAAAAACTCAATTAAAGTAACAAAAGGAAGTTTTCAATGGGAGAACGCTAAGCAAGATACTAAAGTAATATTTGTACCAAACAAAGATGGTAGATTTCTAGTAACTTGGGTTCCACCTGCAAATCTTCAAAATAAAAGATATATAAAAAATGGTACTAATCATCCTGGCAATGAGCATTGTGGAGCATTTGGCTGTGATCCATACGACATATCAGGTACTGTGGACGGTAGAGGATCTAAAGGATCTCTTCACGGTTTAACAAAGTTTTCAATGGAGGATGTACCTCCAAATATGTTTTTCTTAGAATATATAGCTCGTCCTCAGACTGCTGAGATATTCTTTGAAGACGTTCTAATGGCTTGCGTGTTTTACGGGATGCCTATATTAGCTGAGAACAATAAGCCTAGACTATTGTATCATTTTAAAAGAAGAGGCTATAGAGGTTATTCAATTAACAGGCCCGATAGAAAATACAACAAACTGTCTGTGACAGAGAGAGAGCTAGGCGGAATACCTAACTCTAGTGAAGACATAAAACAAGCACACGCTGCTGCTATAGAAACTTACATCAATGATTTTGTAGGTTTAAAAGAAACAGGTTATGGAGATACGTATTTCCAAAGAACATTAGAGGATTGGGCTAAGTTTGATATCAATAACAGAACAAAGCATGATGCATCTATTAGTTCAGGTCTAGCTTTAATGGCTTGTAACAAACATAGATACGCACCAAATGCTCCTAGACAAAAACCACAAGCGGTAGATTTAGGTTTTAAAAAGTACGATAATAAAGGTTCAACATCAAAAATAATAAGTTAAATGGGTATATATACTAACACCAATAGCGCTTTTCCTAGTCAAGTAGTGAGCGATGAAGAGAAAGCAAGCTGGGAATATGGGACGCAAGTTGGTCAAGCTATCGAGCAAGAGTGGTTTGGACAAGGTCGTACCAATGGTAATAGATACCTAAGTAATTTTAATAATTTTCATCAATTAAGATTATATGCTCGAGGTGAGCAGTCAATACAAAAGTACAAAGACGAATTATCTATAAACGGTGATTTATCTTATTTAAACTTAGATTGGAAGCCTGTACCTATTTTGTCTAAGTTTGTAGATATTGTTGTAAATGGTATATCTCAAAAAACTTACGATATAAAGGCTTATTCGCAAGATCCTAGTTCTGTAAAGAAAAGAACTGAATATGCTAGTAAACTACAAGAGGATATGGTTGCTAAAGAATTTTTAGACAACTTAAAACAAACTTTAGGAATTGATTTGTATCAATCTCCTGATCCTAGTGTAGTTCCAGAAAGCAAAGATCAATTAGAGCTTCATATGCAACTCAGTTATAAGCAGTCTATAGAAATAGCAGAAGAAGAAGCTATTGCAACTGTTTTAGCTCAAAACAAATACGATCTTGTTAGAAGAAGATTAAACATGGATCTTACAACTATCGGTATTGCTGCTGGTAAAACTAATTTTAATACAGCAGAAGGAATTACAGTTGATTATGTAGATCCATCTTATATGGTTCACTCATATACAGAAGATCCTAACTTTGACGATGTATACTACGTAGGAGAGGTTAAATCTATAACTATACCTGAGCTTAAAAAAGAATTTCCAAATATCTCAGAAGAAGAGCTTGAAAGAATACAAAAAATGCCAGGCAACAGTCAGTATATAACTGGTTGGGGTAATTACGACGAAAACACTGTACAAGTTATGTATTTTGAATACAAAACTTACCATAATCAAGTATTTAAAATAAAGCAAACAGAGCAAGGGCTTATGAAGGCTTTAGAAAAGCCAGATTCATTTAATCCTCCAGAGAATGATAACTTTGAAAGAGTGTCAAGATCTATTGAGGTTTTATATACTGGAGCTAAGGTTTTAGGTGCAAATACTATGTTGGAATGGAACTTAGCAGAGAACATGTCAAGACCTTTTGCCGATACAACAAAAGTTAGAATGAACTATGCAATTTGTGCACCTAGAATCTATAAAGGTCGCATTGAATCTATTGTAAGCAAATGTATTGGTTTTGCTGATATGATTCAGTTAACACATTTAAAACTACAACAAGTATTGTCTAGAATGGTGCCAGACGGTGTTTACTTAGACATGGACGGGCTTGCAGAAGTTGATCTTGGCAATGGAACTAACTACAACCCAGCGGAAGCATTGAATATGTATTTTCAAACAGGTTCTATAGTTGGCCGATCGCTTACTCAAGACGGTGACATGAATCCAGGTAAGGTACCTATTCAAGAACTTAATAGTTCAAGTGGAGGCGCTAAAATACAAAGTCTTATTCAGACTTATCAATACTACCTACAAATGATTCGTGATGTAACAGGACTCAACGAAGCTAGAGATGGTAGCACAGTAGATAAAAACTCATTAGTAGGACTGCAAAAGATGGCTGCTAACGCGTCTAACGTAGCTACTAAGCATATCAAGCAATCAAGTTTATATCTTACGCTAAAACTAGCTGAAAACGTTTCTTTAAGAATAGCTGATGCTTTATATTTTCCACTTACAGCTGAATCGCTAAAAAACTCAATATCAACATTTAATGTAAAAACCTTGCAAGAAGTTGCAGATTTAAACCTATATGATTTTGGTATATTCTTAGAACTTGAACCTGACGATGAGGAACAAGCTCAATTAGAAAGCAACATACAAGTGGCTATAGCTCAAGGAGGAATAGATCTTGAAGACGCTATTGATTTAAGACAAATTAAAAATCTTAAGCTAGCAAACCAGATGCTTAAGATAAAGCGTAAAGAAAAAAGCAAACAAGATCAAGCTAATCAACAGGCTAATATTCAAGCTCAAGCCTCTGCTCAGGCAGAAACTGCTGAAAGAACAGCTATGGCTGAGGTTCAAAAACAAGAGGCTGTATCTGGTTCTAAGGTTCAATACGAACAAGCTAGAACTCAAATGGAGTTGCAGAAAATGGAAAGAGAAAATCAATTTGAAATGCAAAGAATGCAACAGAAGTTTGAATATGATATGCAGCTAAAGCAACTTGAGGTTCAGAATATGCAACAAAAAGAAACTGCTATTGAAGATCGCAAAGATACTCGTAGTAAAATGGAAGCTTCACAGCAAAGTGAGCTTATAAGTCAAAGGCAAAACGACAGTTTACCTGTAGACTTCGAAAACCAACCCGATCAGGGTATGCAAGCTTTCATGTAGAAAGTAAACAATTATTTAATTATATTTTATTATGTCAGAAGAAAAAACAAATGAACCTGTTAAGCAGGAAGGTGAGTTTAAAATTAAA